CTTTTTTTGTTACTGGAAAGGAGAAAACATGTGAGGTAGAGGCGGAAGCAGCGGAATGGGAGCAAAAGAAACTGTATTTTCGTATAAGATGGGGGCAAAACCATGACGGTTCAGCGAACACGGACAGGAGTTGTCCTTGTGAATGGAAGCCCAAGAAAGGTTGATTATGATACACTGCGCAAAAATATGAGTCAAAAAGAAGGGTTTAAAAATTTGACAGCTAAGGATTTGCAAGAAAAACGAGAAAGACGATTCGAAGACCATAAAGGACGCGATTATGAACTAGGTCTCGGGATTGGAAATAACCGGGAATACAGAAAGACTGCAAGAAGCAACAGGCTTATAAACAGAATTATGAGTAAGAGGTAGTATATGGCAGATAAATCAACCAGTATTGCCTACGAAAATTTGAATCGTCGCATCTTTCCTGGCATTGGAGAATACGGTATACCACAGATAGAGCCTGAGGTATTCGAGGGAAACTGTGAATTTATCGGTTTCAATTACGCTAGGGGCAAATGTAACAATCCAGAAGAGAAAGCTGTTCATTTCTTCTTAGATGATTATCAGTTTGACGCACTATGGAGAAATCCAGACAGGTATGTGGACAAGCTGAGTAGATTCCAGTATATCTTGACACCAGATTTTAGCACCTACACCGATTTCCCTAAAGCTATCCAGATATACAATCATTACCGAAAGCATTGGATTGGTGCATATCTGCAAGAATATGGTTGTCACGTGATTCCAACAATATCGTGGAGTACGCCGGATTCTTACGACTGGTGTTTTGATGGAGAACCAGAGGGCGGAACGGTGGCGGTTTCTTCGGTCGGATGTATGAACAGTGCAGAAAAAAGAAGTCTGTTTTTATCTGGGTATGCGGCGATGGTTGAGCGGTTACATCCGGAGACAATCATCTTTTACGGCAGTGTACCGGAGGAGTGCAAAGGAAATATTGTCCGGGTGCTGGCATTTAGCGATAAATTCAAGGAGGCGGTATGTGATGGGTGGTAATTATGTATAGTGATACGGTTACAGTATTTTGTTATTACGAGTCATCAGGCGAAGCCATCTGGTACCCATATGTCTTGTCGGGTGTAGATTTGAATATGGATCGAGGTGCAATCTTGAAAAAATATGGTCCAGGCAGTACGGACAACGCACAGCTTCATATCGAATATCAGGAGCTGGATGGTAGCAAGCTGATTCGGACGGCAGCAGGACTATTACTTCCGTGGCTTCCGCCAAAGAGTTGGAAAAGGCAGGAGGCGGAAGAAAGGGCAGCCAGTATCACGTTTGGCAGTGATGATTTTTTCATAGCTGGAGAATGGGAGGCAGGTGCCGTGAATGATGCTGATTACCCGGATGGTTTTTATCAGTATCTGAATGCGGAACGGGATTACTGCTTTAAGATATCCAGTGTGGGCGGACCGTACAGCCTGATCCCGCACTTTGAAATTCTAGGAAAGTAGGTGGACGACATCGCCAGAAGGAGTAAAAGAGGTGCTATGAAAAGCTTCTCTACCGTTAAGGGAAATGTTCACATAACATTGGATATGTCGCGGTTTAAGCGACAGTTTCAGAGGGCACAATATCAGCTTGATGGGGCTGTTATGGAAAGTATGGTTCCATTTATGCCGATGATTACCGGAAGTTTTATAAATACAACCCGCGCGGCTAGTGCGGCGGTGCAAGGCAGCGGTGTTGTATATGCTGCCTATGGTCCGCAGGGGCGATTCTTGTATGAAGGAAAAGGCATGGTAGATGAGCAAACCGGCAGCCCCTGGGCGCGTAGGGGAGCGAAGAAGGTTTTGGTCAGCCAATATGGCGGAAAGACACGGGCAAAGGAACGGCTGGAATATACGAAGCAGGCGCATCCGAAAGCGCAAGCGAAGTGGTTTGAAGCAGCCAAGAAGGCAGATGAAAAGGCATGGATTCGCCTGGTAAAAGAAACAGCGGGAGGTGGTAAACGTGGCTAATGTATTGCAACCGATAGGAACAGATGCGAGTGGTTATGAGGTACTGACGGCGGCGATCCGGGAGCTTTTGAATCAGTATCCGGGTCTGCCACAGGGAGAACGGATTAAGTTTGAAGAGCTGGAAAAAGACAAAGGAATTGCTTTTTCAGCGGACAGCGGTGCCTTGATTTATGAGGAGAATGAGGATGTGATAGGGAACATCTTTCAAACCTGTCAGTTTCCGTTCTATGTTGTATACCGGACGGCATCCGATCGGGAACGACGTAAACTATCGGCTCAGAGCTTTCTAGACGGGCTTGGAAAATGGCTCTGCCGGGAAAAGGTTGTGTTAAATGATAAAGAATATCGTTTGACTGAATATCCAAAGCTCTCCCAAGAGAGAAAGATAACAAGAATTGTGCGGGAAAATGCATATGGCTTGGAACCGCAGGAAAATGGTGTACAGGATTGGGTTCTTCCGGTATCTGTACGATACAGTAATGAAATATTAGAGCCAGACGCATGACGCAGAGCCAGGATCAATTTGATTTGAGGCTCTGTTTTTTTATTCAAGAAGGAGGACGTTATGAGCAAATTAACAAGAGGTGCTTACAGAACATTTCTGGATGCGGCATTTGGTGGTACTGGAACGCCTAAATGGTGGAGACTGGGAAAGTACACCGATGATTTAAGCGTTAATCTGAATCCGGATGTTTCATCCAATAAGAATGTCTGGGACGAATCGTATGTTGAGGACAACGGTTATGAACCGTCGATCGAATCGACCACCTACTATGCGGATCCGACCGATCCGATTTATCCGAAACTGCGAGATATGGCAATGAACCGGTTAAAGGGTGATGATTGCAGAACAACGATTCTGGAAGTGATTGTAGAGGATACCGCAGCGGCAAAACACAGGGCATGGAAAGAGGATGTTGTGGTGAAGCCGGAAGAGTACGGCGGCAATACATCGGGCTTTCAGATCCCGTTCAGTATTCATTTTGATGGAAACCGGAAGGAAGGTTCTGTCACGATCGCGGATGGCGCTCTCACGTGGGATGATGCCAAGGTAGGAGAATAAGGGAAGGTGTAACAGATGGGAAATGTAATTCAGATTGATGATGGCAGTAAGGTATACGATATTACGAATATGCGTGGGGAACTTTTGGGACAGTTCAAATTTATTCCATCTGATTTCGATCTTATCCGGCGTTATGATGAGACGGTTTCTGCTTTTGAGCGGATGTCCGAGGAGATCAAGGAGAAAAAAGATGCACCGATTTCCTATGTAATGGAATTGGATAAGCGTATCGGAGAACAGGTGGATTATCTGTTTAATGCGCCGGTGGCGAAAAGCTTCTTTTCGATTACCTCCCCGTTCACGATGCTGGACAGCGGGCAGTTCTTTGTTGAGAATGTGCTGAACGCCGTGAAGGGGATCATTGAGCAGGAGAGAAATGTAAAGCTGGAAGCGGTGCAGGCTCATGTTCAGAAATACACGCAGAAATACAAAACGGGTCCGGGCGGCTATATTGCCCCGGTAAAATAGTGTTTACCTGGGATCTTCCGCAGGCGCTGGAAGTTGGCGGGAGAATGTATGAAATTCGGACAGATTTCCGCCCGGCTCTGGATATTTTGGTGGCATTCAATGATCCAGAGCTGCCGGAGGAAAACAAAATCCAGGTAATGATGGAGATTCTGTTTGTAGAGCTTCCACCGGAGGAGTACCTGAATGAAGCCGTAGAACGGGCGTACTGGTATCTGGATTGCGGGAAACGAAGTGATGGAAAGACTGGCCCCAGAGTCATGGATTGGGAGCAGGATGCATCCATGATTTTTTCGGCGATTAATAAGGTGGCAGGATATGAGCTGAGAAATCCCCAACGCTATACGCATTGGTGGACGTTTGCGGGGTATTTTGACGAAATAGATGAAGGGACCTTTTCGCAGGTTCTTGCCATACGCCAGAAGCGTGCAAAAGGGAAGAAGCTAGAAAAATGGGAAGAAGAGTTTCTTCATGAACATCGTTCACTTGTAATTTTGGAAAATAAGACATCGGAGGAAGAACAGAAACGGATTGCGGCAGAAGAGGCAGCGGTCGATGCGTTATTTAAGGGGGTGTACTGATAGATGGCGGACGGAACCATAGTAATTGATACGGCGATCCGGAAAGATGGGCTTGATGCCGGAATTAATGAGATAGAACAGGCACTGGACGGCGCATCGGCGCAGTTTCATGATTATGGGGATTCTGTTCAGAAGTTCATCGATGACTATATGAACGGAGCCGGACAGGCATCTCGGTACACGAACGAATTAAAGCAGCAGGTTGAATCTTTAAAAAAACAGTTAAAGGATCTGGAAGATAATGGAAAATGGTTTGGCGATGAAGATTACAATAGTACATTCCTAAAATATCAGCAGCTCATGCAGGAAGTTAAGGAATGGAAAAGGGCTATTGTCAATCCAGAGTCAGATGTCAAACTGTTTGACTCGAGCACCCTGGAAGGTCAGATCGGGAAGCTGACCGGCGATTTGATGAAATTACGCAACAGCGGAAAGGGCTTCGGAGATGAGACGTTTGATGCGACGGCGATCGCGCTGAAACGAGCCCAGCACTCACTTGCAGATTATCAAAAAGAACTGTTTAAGACAGATGAGCAGCGGCAGAAAGAGGCAGAAACAGCCAGGAAGCAGGAAGAAGCGCAGCGGCGCGTGAATGAGAGGCTGGAGGAAGCGCGGCAAAAGGAAGCCGCCGCCGCTCAGGAAGCTGCCCGGCTTTCGGCGATCGGTGAGAATGCTAAAATTTCGAATCGACGCATCGTGTCCCTCAATAAGGAACTGGCTGCCCTGGAGGCACGACAAAAGGAACTGTCAAAAGCGGGCGTAGGGCCGGGAAACAAAGAATATGACAGCAACGCCCGGAAAATAAGGAAGCTTAGGGAAGAACTGAGCCGTTACCAGAGCGGCGCAAAGGCATCTGAAAAGCAGACTAAGAAACTGAATAAATCCTTGGATAATACCAAGAAATCGGCGGGTGGCGCCCGGATGAGCATGAAACGGATGTTGATGATGTCTCTGATGTTTTCAACGGTGTTCCGTGCACTATCTGCAGTTGCTTCGGGGTTAAAGTCCGGTACGGATAACCTGGCGCAGTATTCGGATGATACAAATCGGGCGCTCTCTATGCTGGTGTCTGCCCTGACCCAGTTGAAAAACAGTTTTGCAACTGCATTTTCTCCGGCGATCGAGTATGCGGCACCGGCACTGACAAAAATGATTTCACTTTTGTCGGAAGCGGTTACGTGGACGGCACAGTTGGCGGCTGCTTTGACGGGCAAGGACACATATACGCGGGCAACTAAGGTAGAAGAGGATTACGGCGCCGCCCTGAAGGAGAGCAACCAACAGTTAAAGGATAAGGAGAAACTGAATAAAAAGCTGCTGTTTAGCTTTGATGAACTGATACAAGCGCAGAAGAACAGCAGTGATACAAAAGATTATGTCGGACCAACACCGGATCAGATGTTTAAAACGGAGGAAGTTCCGAATGAAATGAAGGATCTGGCTGCGGATATAAAAAAGACATTCTCTGATTTGTTTGACCCGCTGAAAGAGTCGTGGAAAGAAAATGGTCCGGAAGTGACGGAGGCTGTTAAAGCGGCTTTTACGGCGATGAAGCAGCTGGCGGGGGATGTCGGGGCTTCCTTTATGCAGGTCTGGAATATGGAAGGATATGGGAAACGTATCACGGATGATCTGCTGATTACGGTTGCCAACCTGGCATGGACGGTCGCTAATCTGGCTACACAGTTGGATGCAGCATGGGTGGCAGGCGATACCGGCACAAACATCATGCGGCATTTGGGAGATATCATTTTAGAAATCACAGGCTTTTTCCGTGATGCATCGCAGAGTATGAAAGACTGGTCGGCAGATTTGGACTTTTCTCCGTTACTTACCAGTTTTGATGCAGTTTTTGCGGCACTGGGACCGGTGGTAGGAGACATTGGCGACGCGTTGCTGTGGTTATTGAATAAATGCCTTCTCCCGTTGGCAAAATGGGGGCTTGAATCAGGGCTTCCGGCGGTATTTGACCTGATAGCGGCGGCGCTGACGGCATTACATAGTGTGCTCATGGCAGCAGAACCGACATTCGACTGGATGTGGAATGATTTCTTCCAGCCGATTGGGCAATGGACAGGTGAGTTAATCATCGGAGCACTCCAGAAGCTTACGCAGGCGCTTTTGAGGTTTTCAGACTGGGCATCTCAGCATAAGAGTACGATTCAAGCGCTTACGGAGGTTGTAATCATGTTCTTTGCGGCATGGGCGGTCACAACGCTGGTTTCTCATGTTGGATTGATGATCGCGAATCTTGGGAAGCTGATTGGCGTTCTGGCAACGACCAATATCAAATTCTTGGCGATTGTGACGGTTCTGACAGCAGTTGCAGGGCTGGCAATGAAAGTGGCTCAGGCGTGGACAAAAATGACACCAGGAGAGCGGCTGGCGACGAAGATCATCGCGGTAGCTGGTGCGATTGCATTGGTGGTAGCGGCGATCGGAGCGTTGACCTCCAATTATGTGATGCTTGGTGTGGCGATGGCGGTTGCGGGAATCGCAGGATTGGGAATTTCCAGTATTGTGAGCAGTGCAAATTCCAGAAGCGGAAACAGCCGACCGAATACAGCATCTGCATATCAGAATGCGAACCGGGCAGTTTCTTACGCGAGCGCACCGTTCAGGATGCCTCGTCTGGCAACTGGTACGGTGGTACCGCCGAGAGCGGGTGAGTTCGCTGCTATCTTAGGAGACAATAAACGGGAAACTGAGGTGGTATCTCCGCTTAGCACGATGAAACAGGCTTTGAAAGAGGCACTGGAGGAATCTGGGGCAATCGGCGGCGGAAGAGATATTCATATAGATTTGATACTGAACGGGCAGAGATTTGCCAGTGCAGTATATAAGGCGAACAATCAGGAAAGACAGCGTGTAGGAGTAAGGATGGTGCAACAGAATGCCTAAGATTGGAAATGGAGTATTTGAGATTGACGGAATGACGTTTCGGTTATGGGTTAAAGAGCTGAAACGCTCTTTCAAAGTAACCGATACGGATAATTCTGGGCGGTTGAAAGATTACAGTATGTATCGGGACATTGCAGGTACCTTTTACAATTACACGCTGACGCTGGATCCGGATCGGAGCAATCGGGCTGATTACGATAGTTTTTATGAGATCGTGTCAGCGCCGAAAGCCTCTCATCATATGGTGTTTCCATATGGCCAGGGGACCTTGGAGTTCGAAGCGTATGTAACCAGCGGAGATGATAGTTTGAAGATGCAGGAGACGGATAACGGACATATCAATAAATGGTCGGGTCTGTCGCTGAATTTTATAGCCATGAAACCGAAAAGGAGACCGTGATGGGAGAAGGACTGAAGATTGTATATGACGATGTGGCGCCATATGCGAAAGAAAATAGCACTCCGCAAATTGTAAAAGCAGGATTGCGCCCTCATAAAGGACTTTTCCCGCAAGCGGGGTTGACGCCGGCAGCGACAACCGTAGAACGAGAGTTCTTGGATCTACGCCGGGATGATTTGACCTACCCCGGTTATGCGCTTTGTTATCCTGGCTTTTCTCTGCTGGATGGAAACTATATCAATATGCCAGCTCTGGCGGATGATTACGGATATATTTCGGATGAGTGGTCGGATGCGGACGGTAATTTTGGATGGAGATATAGCAGAAAAGGGCTCACACCTCAAAAAGGGCTGTACCCGCGAACATTTCTATACCCAGCACCTGGCGGAAGTACCTGGATGGATATGCCAGCACTGACGATCAGTTTCAACGGGAAGTTTTCAAGTGTAGGTCTTCTTCTTACGTTCAATTTGCTGTCGGGAGATTATGCGCGGAAGCTCAATATTAAATGGTATGCAGATGATACTCTGCTTTCAAATAAGGATTTTGAGCCGGACAGTGCGAGATATTTCTGTAGCAATTATGTGCTACGGTACAACAAGATTGTACTGACATTCCAAAGTACATCAAAACCATACCGCCCGGTATTCCTTATCCGCATTGATTACGGAATCTATCGTGATTTCCTTTCAGATGAGTTGCTTGAAACGGATTGCTTGCAGGAGATCAATGCGATATCGGAGAGCATCAGCATTAATACGTTGTCGTTTACTGTTCGGGCAAAGAATAATATTCCGTTCGACCTACAGAAGAAGCAGAGATTGGGATTGTACTTCGACGGGCGTTTGCTGGGAAATTTTTACTTAAAGAGCGGCGCCAGAAAGAATCGAGTAGATTATTATATGGACACGCACGATGCATTGGGAATCTTGGATGGCAATGAATATCATGGAGGGATTTACTCGGCTGTGAAAGTAGATACGGTACTGCATGAAATATTTGCCGGGGAAGATTTTGGATATACATTGGATGAGTCCTATAAGGATGTTACGCTGACCGGGTATATTCCGTATACGAGCAAGCGAAATGCGCTGGTGCAGGTGGCGTTTGCCATCGGGGCGATCGTAGATACATCTTACGGAGATTGTGTGCGGATTTATCCGCAGTCGCAGGAAATAACGGGAACTTTTGATAATTCGAACACGTTTGATGGATTGACCCTGGAGCATAGCGACATAGTAACCGGAATCCGGCTGACCGTTCACAGCTATGCGGAGACGGATGAGGAGGAAGAGCTATACAAGGAAGCGCTGAATGGAACCGCGGAGATTGTATTTTCGGAACCGCATCATAGCCTCTCAATCCTCGGCGGCGCTCTGGAAGAGAGTGGAGCCAATTATGCGATCATAACAGGAACAGGAGCCGTTATTACACTGACTGGAAAAAAATACGGTCATTCGACATCCCAGTTATCGAAAGATAATCCGGATATTATTTACAACAAAAATATTAAAGAGGTAACGGATGCGACTCTCATAAATCCAGAAAATGGACCGGCGGCACTGGAACGCATTTATGAATATTACCAGCGGGCAGAGAGCGTTGTTGGCGATGTGCTTCTGGAAGAGGACAAGCAGTTGGGACAGAAAGTGCAGATTGACACCGGCTACGACGGCATCCGCACAGGAGTAATAGAAAGCATTGATCCGAGTTTTGCAACAGGAATAAGAGCGAGGATAAGCATACATGAGTGAGATTCTTGACAGTTTGATATTTGACCGGGTACAGGAAGATTTAGATAACCTGACGCAGAAAGCATACATTGATTATGCAGATTTGAACCGCATTGAGGGGGCTGTAAAATGGGTTTCTTATGTGCTGAATCGATACGGCTATAAAAATACGACACACAATAAGCTGAATTGGAAAATGAATGACTTTCGGACAGAGAAAGAGATGGAGCGCCTGCGGGATAATATAGCAGCTATCCGGGCGGCTTATTATACCCCAGACAGTACACCGCTTACGCCGGAAAGAATTACATACACATCCATTTATCAGGCAAACGCGATCGAGAAGATCATTTATGATATTGGCACATTGATTGAGACGTCTTCGCCAGGAATGCAGCATTTAAGTTTCAGGCTGGGAGCTGGCAGGGCACTAGGGAACAGGAGTATAGCAATATGAGCTTAAAGACAGATTATAAAAACGATATCTTTACTGGCAAGCGGAAATATCAGATAACCAATAATGCGGATGGAACGGTTTCTCTGGATGATGTAACGGACTATGTGCAGGAGGGGGATATTCTTTCGGCGGATGATGTGAATGCGATCAATAAAGCGGTAAATGAGCTGCAGACAGGAAGCGATTCGTTCCAGGAAGAAATTACAGGCCGGGTCGATGATATATCTGGAACTGCGGAGGCCCTGACCGGAGAAGTGCTTCTGACACTTCGAGCATCCAGGTGGAGCGATACAGCACCGTATACGCAGAAGGTTGCATTTGTTGGAATAAAGGAAACGGACATTCCTATATACGGGTTACGTTTGACGGGAACGCTGTCCAACGTGACGGTAGAAGCGCAGAAACTTGCGTGGGGCTACGTGGATCGGATCGCATCGGGTGATGACGTTGTGACGGCATATTGTTACAGCAAAAAGCCTGTGACGGACATCGTTGTATCGGCGAAAGGGGTAAAACATGGCTGATGGAATTTTGTTAAAGCATGGTGCCGGTGTGGATAATACGGATTTGACCGCGGTATCGGGGGATGTCCTGGAAGGAGAGAAATTCTTGGGAGCTGACAGCAAGGAAGCGCAGATGGGAGCGATGAAACGGATAACGGCGGTTGATAAGTCAATGACCGTCAATGAGACTTACAACATCCCTGCTGGATATCATGATGGTACGGATTCTTTCCATCAGTCAGGGATTCCAGTTGAGGATGGTCCGCAGATTGATCCAGGCAGCGGTGGAATTACTGTAAATGTAAAAGGAAAATACCTGCAGAGTAATGCAGTTCTTATGTCGGTGGAGAACCTACGACCAGAAGTGATAAAGTACGGGGTTCAAATCGGAGATATTACGGGAAATTATCAAGGATTTCCAGATGAGGAGGGGTAACGGTGGATGGATTGCTGGATATGGTGGTGCAGAGCGCAGATTTTGATGCGCTGACAGCGACACCGGAAATGGTATTGGAAAAGAAAAAATTCATTGGTCCAGATGGCGCCATCAGTGTAGGTACAATGCCTGATAGGGGTTCCCCTACGATTTCCCTTCCTTTGAATGGAACAGCGTCAATACCGGCAGGAAAATACAGTGGAGGAAAGGTTACGCAGAATATCCCGGCAATGGGAGATTATACAATCTATCCGACCAGTAAGGAACAGCAGATTCCAACAAAAGGGGTCTATATGGGTGGAAACATCATCGTTCCCAAGCTGAGCAATCTGGTGCCGGAGAATATCAAAGAAGGGGAATACGTCGGCGGCGTCGGGCCGGGAACCTGGAAAGGGTTTGTGGTGAATGATCCGTATACGCTGTATTATCGGGGAACGTTTGACCCGGGGCAGAGTATAAAAATACTTAAATCATACAGCAATTCACATACGGTGAATCCTACATATGAAGAAAAGTATATTTACTTAGCGCCTGATGGACGTTTGACGGAACAGTTTTGCAGATTTAATCCTATTGATATAACGGGAAAGAAAACATTAATAATTGAATATACGGTTTATTTGAAAGCGATAGCATACAATACTTGCTATATGAAGCCGTTTTTAACTACGTTTGATCCAGATGATGGAAGTGGGGGGCGATTGGATGTTCTCGGAGATAAAAATTTGTTGGGAATAACGACGTTGGGAAGAGATACTAAATATACGGCGCCAACCGCTGTAAGTGGTGATGGAGCTCATGATGGTGATCAAATAGAAAGTCTTCGGGTGGATGTATCATCTTTTTCACGAACGGTATATCTTTCCTTGTATGTATCTATGACAAAATATGAGAAGTATGCTTGGTTTAAAATTCATAGCATAAAATTCGAATAAAGGAGAAATCAATATGGGAATGAATGATAAACACAATTACGATCCAACAAAATGGGTAGACAATAGCGAACCGGATATTGATGCAGAACATTTGAATAAAATTGAATCAGCGCTACAAGAATACGGTGTCAGCATTGATGAGCTGGCGGCGGCAGGGGGTACCGCCGCGAAAGTCAAGACTACCGATACATACGGTTTGGTAGTGAGTGCCTTGGGGGAGAGTACAGCGCAAGTGCTGATCGATGCGATCGCCAATAAGGTTGTGAATGAGCTTATCAATAAAAATAAGATTGTAAACAACCTTCTGGCGACGGATGCCTCCACCGTTCTGGCGGGAACGCAGGGCACGGCGCTGGATAAAAGGTTGGTGGCGGCGGAGAAAGCGGTTACTCAGTTAAATAGTGATATTAAAATTAAATTTTATGGCAAAGTTACAGATTTATCAGTAATAAAAACACTTTGTCAACAAGAATATGAATGTTGGGTTGGCTATATTGATTGGAAGAATACTGAAATCTTGCCCTCTACTGGTGGTACTATGCTTTGGTTTGCATTTGATTGGATAGTATGTGGGTTATGTTATGGAAAGATGTTTTATTTAAATATGGATACTCTTACATGGTCTTAAGTTTAAATATTCTCATCTATTATTAAATAACAATTTCATAAAGAAAATTTTACAGAATCTCTCCGTTTTGGTACCTTAAAAGTGTCAGAAAGGAGAAATTTTTATATGGTAGAAGAGTTATTGATGAATGTGGTAAATGCAATGAGTAATTGCTTGGATGAAGAGCAGTTGGACAAGCTGCAGAATGTCCTGTACATCAATTTCCACGATGTGAGAGTAGTAGAAGAGAAGAATGAGCTCCAGGCGACCGGCACCGACAGCGACACCGCAAAGATGCGGTTATTTGTGGCATCTAAAAAAGTGTCAGGTAGGCAAGACAATACATTGGCTCAGTACATCAGGGAGATCACTAATTGCCGTAACGCGCTGCGAAAGAATATTGAGGATATCACTACGATGGATCTACGCTGGTACTTTGGAATGCTCCGGGAGCGGAACAAAATCAGTATGGTTACGCTGCAGGGGCGGATGCGATATCTAAACAGCTTCTGGACCTTTCTACAAAAAGAAAATCTTGTAAAGGACAACCCAGTGGCGCGAATCGAGTCACTCCGGATCGAAAGCACCATCAAAAAAGCGTTTTCGGCACAGGAACTGGAAGCCCTCCGGATCGCCTGTGAGCGTCCGCGGGATAGAGCACTGATAGAGTTTTTGTATGCGACGGGAGTGCGTGTGTCCGAGCTATGCAGCTTAAGTGTAGGAGATATAGATTTATACAAACAGGAGTTCAAAGTTATGGGTAAGGGCCGCAAGGAGAGGAGATTATACGTCTCAGACGTAGCTTGCTTTCATCTCTACCGATATCTGAGGTGGAGAATGGCAAAAGAGGGGCTGACGATGGAAGAATTGGCACAGAAACCGCTTTTTGTATCTGCGAAGAAGCCATATAGCCGCATGACAGTGGCGGGAGTGCAGTATCTAGTGAAAACTTTAGGAAAGAAAGCGGGAGTTGGAAATGTGCATCCGCATCGATTCCGCCGAACCTTTGCGACGGATCTGCTCAACCGAGGAATGCGGATCGAGGAGGTCATGGTGCTGATGGGGCATACAAAGATAGAGACCACATTAATTTACTGCAATATCAAGCAGGATAACGTGAGAGAGTCTTATCGTAAATATGCAGCGTAGATAGGAGAGAAGAGCACCTTTTTAGGTCGGCAGAAATGGCGGCTTTTTTGTTGTACGCAAAAATAGGAGATAGGAGAGGGTAGGGGAATAAGTGATGGACGGTGGCAAAAATAGAGTAAGTTTTTCGCTATTAAATTGTTATTTCAAGATGCCGTATATATGTCAGTTAAAACGGTTCCATTGTGTCGGTAAACTTTGATTGAGCCCCAGGAGTTGATCAGCAAAATACTTCCTTTGGCATTATCGTATTTATTGATAAGCCCGATCCATGCCTCGGCAGAATTTCGGTACAGAAGTGCAGCTACACCAGTTTTAAAAGTATTCCAATTAGCATACATGTCATTTTTTATGCCGTTACTGTCGTTGGCACTGACAGTATGAAGAGCATTGGTAAATAAGGCCTCACTATTTCACTTAATTTTAATCGCCCATATTTCGTATTGAATCGTGATAGGCGAATCAGCCCAGCAGAAAAAATATAAAGTGGTTTCCTTGGAAAACCCCATAGCAAAGGTATTATTACATGAACGATATTCAGTCACATCATTACGTGCTGTGGTTGTGGGAATGTTTAAGGCTTTTTCATATAAAGGTAGATCTTGTTTGAAGGTATCTATTCTCGTATCAAGATATATGCTGTTTGAGCAGTTTACATCAGAGCGCTGCCCTATGATGTATGTGCCAGCAGGAAGCGTTATTGATTTTGTTCCTCGAGTCCATGAATTTATGACAGAAACATTATATGTTTCCAATGAGCTCCAATACTGTTTTCCCAGGTCACTATTTAATGGGGACAACCCTTTGGCATATTATCCTATTTTTAAATACGTAACTGCTTTTAAAGCCAAATTATTAAATATCTGTGAACTACCTTTGAACAAGATACGAAACGTTACGGTTCCGGTATTCGAATCGAACGAAGCCTGAATTGTGCTTTTCCAATAAGGATCATCCGTAAATGTGTTTGCCACTGTCGTTCCATATGTGCGACCATTGCCTGTTAAGATAAGTATGTCGTATACTGCAGATTCAAAAGCCAAACTTACCATATTTGCGCCGATTAAACTATTGTGCTGATATTTATAGTCCGTATTTATTGCGCTTGGAATTACATTTATCCATAGTGTTTTAGGTGTGGCATTGTTCCAGCGGGCAGAGGTCTCACTATTTAACTTGCTACAAGTCTATTCCAGGATTCCCAAGTGGTCGGGGTGTAGTTTATGTTTCTTCGAAAATAAATAGCTTTATCACTCGAATCAGTTGAAATGGCAAATTGCGTGATCCAAGCGGTCGAACTATTTCCAAAGTCGTTGGATGTGTTAAAGGTTATTATGATCCAATAGCCCTCAAACGGAAGATTTAAACCTGTTTTGCCTGTTTTGTAGATTCCACTCGCCAACATGTAATTAGCATTAGTGTAATATTGATATCTCGATTGAAAAGCAGCGCAAAAGCTATTTTCGCTACCACTTGCTATAAGGTGACTGGAGGCTTCACTATTTTGTGGAGAGAACCAGAAATGATACATCATGCTAATATAAAATAAGTAAATCCTATTAATAAGGAGGAAAAATATTATGGATAAAATGATTCTCAAAGACAACACAACAGTCGAACTGCAGACAGGAGCATCCCTGTCAGCGGTAACAGCCAAGTTTGACAGCAAGGATGCTATGCTGGAAACTTGGAAAACACTGACTCTGGAAAATCTGGCAGAAGTAAAATTCCAGAATAATGCTGGAATGACTGTCGGGACATATACGGACTTGATTCTTGAATCTGAAACCTCGCAGGAAGTATCTGATGGCGTACAGACCACGTTTTCTTTCCGTGAGAAAACCGATACGGAAAAACGTTTGGATGCCCTGGAAGAGGGACAGGCGGTGCAAGATGAGGCGATCAATGATCTTGGAACAGCGACAAGCGAACTGGCAGAGAAAGAAGGTGTAGAGTAATGGGTGCGTTTTATGGGAAAAGAATCAGAAGCGGGAAAATGACACTGGAAGAGGTGCCGACTTACTGGAAAAAAGCGACTGAAAAATGGCTGAAAGAACATCCGGAGGAGGCGGAAAGATGAGTAGAAATGCGTGCGTAACAATGCAGATGCTGGCGACCGGATTGGTGGCCTACCTCAGCGACAAGCTGGGAGTTACTTTTTATTTGCTGGGGTTGCTTCTGGCTCTCATGGTGATTGATTATCTGTCCGGTATGGCAGCAAGCAGGGTAGAGGCGTTGGAGCATCCAAACGATAAGACTTATGGGTGGAGTAGCCGCAAGGGGGCGATCGGGATCGCCAAAAAAGTGGCTTATCTGTTTGTGATCGCGGTGGCGATGGTAATTGATTACGTTATTATCCAGACATCAAGTGTGCTGGGAGCATCGCTGCCTAATACGATGCTGTCATTACTGGTAACGGTCTGGTATTTACTCAATGAGGCATTGTCGATTACTGAAAATGCCGGGCGCATGGGAGCACCAGTGCCGGAATGGCTTGCAAAATACATAGCCGTCCTTAAAAACAAGATTGACAGCAAAGGCGAAAACGGAGACAACCATGCATAGAAGGAGGTGATCCGGATATCTCCCGCGGCAGCCTGGGTCATGGCTGCCATTGCGATATCGCAACAGGGCGGACCTAGTTCCGCTCCTTACATATTATAAAGAAAAGAGGACAAATCAATGATGAAAGCAATGTTATCTCAGCCGATGGCTGGAAAAACGGATGAGGAAATTATCGCAACCAGAGAAAAGGCGATCAAGGCGCTGGAGGCGCGGGGATACGAGATCGTGAATACCCTGTTTACAGATGAGTGGTACAACCGTGAAAACATGGAGAAACGCGGCGTGGTGCAGATCCCGCTTTGCTTCCTTGCAAAGTCACTGGAAAATATGTCTCTGTGTCATGCGGCGTATTTTTGTAAAGGATGGGAACAAGCGCGGGGCTGCCGGTTAGAGCACGAGGCGGCTGTAGCTTACGGTCTGACTGTTATTTATGAGGAGTGAGATTATGAGAGATATTACATTATGCCATCCGCGTCTCCAGACCCTGACTGCGCAGCTCGTCGATAAGTGTGCCGGTGCAGGTTTGCCGATTAAAATCGGGGAATCTTTCCGGAGCGTCGCCGAACAGGACGCTCTGTATGCACAAGGACGCACGCAGCCGGGCAGTATTGTCACGAATGCAAAAGGCAGCAGCTACAGCAGTCAGCACCAGTGGGGCATCGCAGCGGATTTTTACCGCGCTGACGGAAAAGGTGCATACAACGAAGCAGGAGATTATTTCAATCGGGTTGGAGCGATCGCCAAGCAGCTGGGGCTTGCATGGGGAGGCGATTGGAAAAGCATCGTAGACAAGCCACACGTATATTTGCCGGATTGGGGCAGCGGTACTGGGATTTTGAAACAGAAATATGGGACATTTGAGGCGTTTAAAAAGACCTGGGCGGTGGAGAACAGCACGGTACCAGAACAGTCAAAAATGGTGATCGCCGATCTTAAAGAAATTAAGAGCGGCATACGCGGGTTGAGAGTCACTGCGTCCTCACTTATCATACGAACAACTCCAAACGGTACAGACACAGGCAAGCGCTACACCAAGGATCAGCGTGTGCAACCAATTAATAAATGCTTTGCCGACGGCGATCCGTGGATCCAGACCGCAGACGGCTGGATATCCGGTAAATACCTTGAGGGCTGGCTTTTACAGGATGGGAGCTGGTGGTATCTACTGAGTGGTTACACCTACCACCATGATACGGTCTACTTGATTGACGGACAGGCGTATGCGTTTGATTCGGATGGCTGGATGATTACCGCAGATCGGATAGCAGAGGACGGACACATACGATAAAATATGATGAAAAACACAATATAAGCGCATAATAAGGGGCTGTCATTCCTTGAAAATAAAGGAAAAACAGCCCCTTTTTTCGTGTGATATTTCGTGTGATATTTACCCCGAAAAAGGGGTTCAAAATGCCGAAAATGGCATTCGCAAAGAAGTTCCTTAAAACACCGAGAACCCTTGTAAATAAAGGAAAAATCCAATATTTACAAGGGCTCCTGCGAGTGGACCAGACGGGAGTTGAACCCGCCCAAAACCCTTGATTTTAAAGGTTCTTTAAGCATCGTGTGATATTTCGTGTGATACTTGCTCAAAATGCTTATTGATAAGGTCATTTTGTTTTACAGACTCATTTGAGATAGCATTTCGGTAAACAGTTTTCATCACACCGTCAGTGCTCCAGCCGCCGCGTTGCAGAATATACTGATCCGGAACACCAATGGCGTGCATGATACTTGCCGAGTAGTGCCGCAGATCATGAAAGCGGAAATCTGGAAGCCCGGCTTTCGCCAACGCCCGCTTGAAACGGTGTGAGATGGTATCAGGGGTGGACGAAAACAAATGCCCTTTGATACCGGATAGTTTTGCGATTACCGGATCCGGAAGCGGTATAGTGCGATAGGAGGCATAGGTTTTAGGAACCTTTGTGTACCATACGTTATCCTTGCCCCGGACATAACTCTTTGTAATGGAGACCATGTTGCCTGTAATGTCTTTGTCAGTAAGAGCGCAGAGCTCGCTGCGGCGTAATGGCCCGAAAGCTCCCAACAGTACAGCACGCTCCAATTCTGGATCATCTTGAATGCTATCCAGCAATTTTTTTATGTCAGCATCAGAAGGACAATACAGTTCAGCCTTCTTTTTGGCTGGCAGCTGGATCTTAAAATGTTGATCCGGAGCAAACATTTCCAGGGTCGGCTTCAACAGTCCGATGATGTTATGGACTGATTTTGGAGATAGGTCTCGGCTCATGTCGGAGATCCAGATCTGCAGCTGCTGGCTGGTTAAGTCATTGATTTTAGTTTTCCCGAATGGTCCGGAAAAACGGGTTTTATAAATGGATTCGTATCCGCGTATGGTGGCAGGAGAAAGGACGCCGTCCTTTGCGTCGATATACCTCCGGGCAGCACTCTGGACCGTTAGATTGGAGGCGGCCTCTTGCTCGTATTTGCGATGTAGCTGCCATTCGCTTCGCAGTGCTTTAGCTTCTGCCAGCGTCGGAGCCGTAAAACTGCGGTAGTGCTTTTTGCCAGCATCGTCTGTGTAATCATATGCCTGGATCCGGACAGAGCCGGACGGCAGCAAGTGCTTTTGTTTTTTTGCCATATATCATTCTCCTCTCTGGTTGCGATGCCGCAACTCTTTAAATCTATACACACGGTGATAGACTCTGTGTGGATTTTATAAATGGGTATAAGAATAACAGCCCTTGCCAGAGTGCTCTGGAAATGATATAATTCAGGTGTTCAAGCTGGATTAATCATAACCGGAGCAATCCGGTAAGAGAAATCTATGTAAAGCCGTTCGGTGTTGGTAGCACCGGGCGGTTTTGCGTTTTATAAAGTAGAAAATAAATAGGATTTAATTTATTTGGAAGTTGTATTTGGCAGCTTTCTAGCTTTTGTCCGAATCCCGTCGATATGTTCAAATAAATCATCCTTGATAGGAGAACGCATAGGATCCAGAATAAAATCAATTCCTTCACGTCGAGCTTGCTTGGCAGCCGGAACGAAGTCACTGTCTCCAGAAATTAAAATAATACGATCAACCTGCTTTTTAAAAGCTAAAGAGGAGATATCAACACCAATACGCATATCCACGCCCTTTTGGGAAATGGACAGAGAAAAATCTTTTTCAGTTAAATCAGAAATGGAAATTTTCCCAGATAGCAACTTTTTAGTAATATCCGGTTTAATATTAAATAAAGCTTGTTCTTCAGCTAAACGTCCAAGTCGAAGAGCAAATTTTCGTTGATGCTTCAGTTCATTGAAAAAATCAGTTGCCCAAGAAAAATCTGGAGTCTGAGATAAATTAATAGCACGTTTTAATAGTGGATGGTAAATGTTTTTTGCACTTGGCGGGCAATCGTAGTAGAAAACTCTATACAAAGAAGCCCCCTCTTTTTCCTCTGAGATGTGGCGATGGCAGTAGAATGAAAGCTCTTTTGCACGTTCGGCTGGCGTTTTGTCACCATATATATTAAAAGCACGTTTTCTATAAAAAGCTCCGTCTACAAGAATTGCTGTTTTTATCATAATGTAATACTCCTTATCTAAATAAAAAATACCCCTAGCGTCATCACATCCCTTATGGTGGGAGGATTACTGCTAGGGGTATACTCTCAAGCTAGCGCATTGCAAAAAGCAATGATTAAATTCTTTTGTACCACATATGTGGTATCATTAATTTACCCCAAAACAGTAAAAATGTCAATAGTGTATAAAAAAATATTAAAAAAATTTGTTTTAGTCCTGTTTTTTATGCACAATATCAATAGGATGTTGTGGAACATAAAAAGCGCCTAAATCTCAATTCAATCAGTTCCATCGGATATCCCGTGCAATCACAGAACTGGCTCTGCGTGCATCCGGAATAAGCTTGCAACAAATCCTCCGATATAAGCAGTTGAGCCGCAAATAAAAATTTACATTCATGTCGGATCTCGTCGGCAGTTAATAAAGAGATATTTTTTAATAAAACCCCTGCTTTTTTATCAAATGTAATTTGAGCATTTATGACATCATGTATATTCTCCTTAGATTCTAATTTACTATATTTTCTCGATTACCGCCAGATACGGTTCAAATATAATCAGATATCCATCCAGCTCCGTATAGCATCCATACTTTTCGCGGTAACACTCCAGCGCCTCTTTCAGAAAATCCTCTGACACTTCCAGGCACTCTGCCAGTTCGTGTAGGTTGCGGCAATGCTTTCGGTAGCCCTGAATGATGCCAGAAAGTCCGATGCGCTTATTGTAAGCCCACAGACGCGCCAAGCGTTCCTGCTTTCTATCCATCACGGAATCCTGTTCGATAATACGGCCTACTGTTGTATGATGGTGTCCAAGCTCCTCGGCCAGGACACAGGACTTTTGCCTGTATGTCGGTATATCCTGTCTGATAGCAATTCTTTTCCCTTTAATTCGTCCATCGCTGACTTTCAGAGGCTTTTCCTTAACTATTAGCCCTTCTGCTTCAGCTTCCATCAGTAAATCCTCATAATTCACTATAAATCGCCTCGCTTATATTAAAAGTTCGGATCATCCATAATATCATCATCGTGTTTAGCCGAGAGTTCTTCGGTGTCGATGTCGGTTCGCTCATGCGCTGCATCCGGCATGAGGTGGTATTGTTCTTCCTCCATCTTCTGGATGGCTAGGAGGTTATCGGAGTAATTAACCACTTTTTTCTTGTTTGTGTCGGAAAGCTGGTTGTAATTATCTATCAGGCGTTTCTGATTGCCGTGAAACTTCTCGACATTTTGAGCTATTTTAGCAAGCGTATCATCGGAGGCTTCTTTACCGATGCAATTTTCGTCATATTGTGTCCAGTCTGTTGCATTCATAGGAACGTCATAACCCATTAGCCATGTTTCCGATACATTTAACGCTTGGGAAAGAGCGGTTAGTTTTTCTTGACCTGGCAAAACTTTTCCAGATACATATTGGGACAAATCATTTCGTCCCATTTTTATTCCGAGTTCTTTACAGTATGGTTCTGCTTTTTTTAAGATATCAATTTGCCTGAGATTATAAAGTCGCATTACTTCTTTTAATCGGGCAGAGGTTGTAGTTTTCATGCTGTTTTTCCTCCTATATTGATACATTGATAATAACATGGCTTGAACAAAAGTTCAATACTTAAATTCAAAAAAATCGAACAAAACCATTGACAAGAAACTGATACATTGCTATTATAAAGATGTCAATGATATTGAACGAAAGGCGGTGATATAAATTGGCGTATGATTATAGGAAATTAAAGGGACGGATAGTTGAGATTTATGGGAAACAGCAACTTTTTGCCTTGGCAATGGGGTGGTCTGAACGAACATGCTCTCTTAAATTAAGCAATCGTGTGTTTTGGAAGCAGCCAGAAATAACACAAGCAGCTAAATTGCTTAAAATTAAAGAAAGCGAAATTCAGCAATATTTTTTTACCACAAAAGTTCAACAATATTGAACTTCAAAAAAGAGGTGCATGACATTGTAGGTTGTGGAGCAGGGGAGGTGAGAAAAGGTGCCACATTTTAGTGAACCGATATTTACTGAAGCGAATAAAACCAAGATAGAGGCAGTTCTATATCAAGCTATGTTTGACGAAACAATAAGACTTCGAAAGTGTCACAGCCGATTGGAGCGCCGAGAAATAAGAGAATTTCTCATTTCAGCATATCGTGTATGTATGGAAAGAAATCTTGAAAATAAAGATCCAGATATTTTTCAAGACAATATGCAGCAATTACACCAATAAGCCAATAAAGCAGGTTAATGATGGCTTTGGCAATATCTGGAATTTCGATTTCAAAATGTTCAAGAATGTTTTTTGGTAAAAAAATCCAATAAAAAGGATTTATGCTTTGTAACATTCGAAACATATAGACACCTATGGTTTTCTGAAAAATGATTTCTAAAGCATGATAAGAATCTTTTCGATGCAAGGAATTTGAGATGTAATCTTTGGTAGCTTGAGTAATTCCATTGGTTCTTATGGTAGAAATAATAATCTTCTGGGTTCCAGCTGAATTAAATAATGATGTTGCAAACGGGCAGTACAAAGAAAGATTGCTAGGTTGCTTTTTAAAAATGTGAAAAATAAAGAGAGTGCCGATAAGCCTAAAAAAATTTAAGGTGAATTTAAGTACAGAAATTCCGGCGATAGCAAATATCAAATACATAATAAAGTCCTCCTTTTATTATAGAAGTATAACACTGGGGAGCTGTAGAAGACAAGAAAGTGGTGAAAAAGATGAGAGAGAATCCTGCGAATGCTCAGATGTCATTAGCTGAGTAGTGGGAATTCTGTTCGCAACAACTGAAAGGAGAGTGAAATAGTGATGACTGATTTAATGAAGGTTACATACGAAACAGGACAGCCAACCGTATCAGCGAGAGAACTGCATGAGGGCTTAGGAATTGAAACGCCATTTAAGAAATGGATTGACCGTATGTGTGAGTACGGATTTGAAAACAGGAAAGACTTTTGGACAAAAATGTCCGAAAGTACAGGTGGTCGCCCAGCAACAGATTATGACATTACCATAGATATGGCAAAGCAGATCTGCATGATCCAGCGTAGCGAAAAGGGCAGACAGTACCGTGAGTATTTCCTGGAACTGGAAAAAGCCTGGAATTCACCGGAACAGGTATTTGCTAGAGCATTGCAGATGGCGGATCGGACAATCAATAGTCTGAAAGATCGTTGCCGTTTCCTTGGCGGTCAGATTACAGAACAGCAGAAAGTAATCGAGGAGTTACAGCCGAAAGCCTCTTACTATGACATGATTCTCCAGTGTAAGGAGCTGATTGCGACAACCGTGATTGCGAAAGATTATGGTATGTCTGCAAAAAAGTTCAATAAGATGCTCCATGATTTTGGGGTTCAGTTCAACCAGAGTGGTGTCTGGATGCTGTATGCGAAGTATCAGGGAAGCGGCTATCTGAAAACTAAAACACATAATTATCCAGATGCGGAAGGTGTTCAGCATTCAAAAGAGCATTCCTATTGGACGCAAAAAGGGCGTCTGTTTTTATATGACCTGTTGAAGCGGAATGGGGTGTTGCCCTTGGTTGAGGCGTAAATCTTTTGTAGCAGAGGGCGTATTCCGATGGAGGGAGGTGAGAGGGATGAACCAAGCAGACAGAAGGGAGGCGGAAAAGTGAAAAAGGGCGTGATATTTTTCTTGCTTGCGCTCTCCGTATTAATGATTCGTTCGGAATACGGAGATTTGCCAGCAAGTTTGTATGGAATTTTTATGGGATGGACTTTGGGAAGAGCTGATTAAAAACTTTTAGATCCAAGTTGTACACCAATATAAGAAATAATACAAAATCCAATACAATAGAACAAGAGAGACGACCAAGTCACGGGAGAGAATGCGGCGCTAAGAAACGCGCCTGGAAATAAATACAGAAGAAACAAATACCCCCAAATAGTACGAATCTTATCAATGAGTGTTTTTCGCCTAAACAATTCGAAAGCATTAATATGTGGATATCCAAGTTTCCTTTTTAGAGATTCATAATCTACATAAACTTGATATTTGATTTGGCGAAGTATTTCTTGATGATTTTGCTTTAATAGTAGTGCTTGATGAAAGTCTTCGGTAAGCTGATGCAGTTGAGGAAAGACCAGTTCATAGTGTTTGCGCAAAATAATCTGCATTCGGTTTGAAAGTTTTATTAAGCTTTGGCAGTCAAGTTTTGAGATGTCTTGAACAAAAAGAAGTTTATACAATGGTAAATATACCTTTTCAAGTTGCTCTTGATTGATTGCCTTGTGTCGGGGATTATTTGAAGCATATCGCCCCATTACATAGGAAATGGCGGTTGAAAGAATAAGTTTGACCCATATAATCAGAGATTCGAAGGATATAGGGTATTCAGCGATGATATGTTGAAAAAATTGTTTCATGAAATTCTCCATTCTAGTGTAATTAGACTTTGATGGAAGCCTATGAATTCAGTATAGGGCAAGTAGAGAGAAAAGACAATGGGGGAGTTCCTGTGAGTGAACTGTTGGGGTAAAGCTGGCAAGTAGAAGGGAGGTGAGAGGGATGAAGAAAGAACAGGACGCCGGCAAGAAGAAGAATCCACATCCGTGGAGAACGTGGATCCTTTTATTAGCAATTATTCAGATTCTGACAGTGTTTCAGATGTGGCAGATGAACCAGAAGATTTGGAAGGCTTTGGTTCAGCAGAGCCGGGATGTGATTCAGCTTGGGGATCGTTTGAGCGATCATCTGAGGAATGAGAATCGTCACGTTGAAGCAATGAATCAGCTGCTTGAAAGGGAGAAGCATCTGCTGGAGAGGTATTTGAATCAGAATAGATAGCCTCTAAAAGCTCGATGATTTTTAAACTCGCCTCGTATTGTTTGCGCTGGTTTTCGATCACTTCATCATTTTGCTGAATGAGTTTAGCGGTGTCTTCCATTTTCTCTTGGTGGTGTTGCTCTTGCCAGGTGGAGGGCGATTGGTTTTGGAAATATGAGGCAAACCAAAGCATTAGAGGTATTAGAATGCTACCGATTAAAAACTGCTACCCAAATTTGGGTAGCGATAATCACGGAGGTTAGGATATGGTTGATTACCAAATTTCTATAGATATGGCGAGAACAATGAGTATAGCTGTGATAAACATAGCCGCAGTAACGTTGGCGGTCAGAGAACATTATTTGGCTGCATGGATGATGTGGGGAGTAGCGGCGTGGCTCTGCGTGTAACCATGCATTTTGTCTTTAAGATAAATTGAGACGAGACAGAGAAAGTGAGGTGGATTTGAATGAGTAAATCAATCGTAAAACGACCGGAATATTGGTTCTGGATCAAGGATTGGGTATCTGCCATTAAAAACCGTACCGGATGGACGGATGAGGAGCTGGCAAAGCGAATCGGCACAGGAAGCCGGAACCTGCAGTATATTGTCGGCAGACCGCCATCAGGGCGTGTTCTGCTGGTGTTCCGCCTGATGGCATTGTACATAGAGAAAACCGGGCGGAATCCGATGGATAAGGATTCGGTGGCATGAGAAAGTCGTGTAGTACCTGCCGGAGTTGCTGGCGGTGTATGGAATCAGATCGGGAATACCCGTGCAAAGATTATAAGAAGAAAGTGAGGAAGCGTGATGAGAAGAGAACTGAAATGCATGGAACTGAGAAGTCAGAACCAGCGGATCATTGAGGTGCTGGGCGAGGAACTGAGTAGAGCACAGGCAGATCTGCAGTTTGCTTGGCGATTAGCCTTTACCGGTCTGGCGATTGCAGCGGTGGCGACCGGGGCGATGGTGGCGATCGCGCAGGCGGCGGGGATGTTCTAAAGGAGGGATAGACATGGAGACGGCAGTAGTTTGTATTCCGATTTCGGAAGGTCAGATAGAAAGATTAAAAGCGTTGTATCCGGTACTCAAGGAAGAAATTTTAAAAAGATATCCAGATTTTGATGGGACGATTTTTGTTGATTGGATAGAGGCCTTCGAATTCATTTTGAATCGAGAGCAGAACGAAGGTGCTGTTCGTATCCTGATTAACACACTTCTTACGTATGAAGAAGCGCGGCAGAAATCGGCGGATGAGCTGGGACACACGGAGTAGGGAGCGAACGATGAGCAGGAGAACCAACGGAACCAACCGCGCCGGGGCGATGGTAAACGCCAGCCGGTACACTGGTTATGGGAAGCCAAGAAAAACGACCGCCAGCTTGGCAGAGCTGAACGGTCGAATCAATAAAAATATTAACAACTTGATTATATCAAGAGATTCGGGAGGATGCAATGGTAAAAGCAACAATTAAAGGTAAAAGGGCGTCGATGGAGCTGGAGTGGGATATGATCCTTGGTACCACGATCCAGTATGATGCAATCGGTAATTCAGAGGCGTTTATCATCGGTGATGTTAAACGTTCAATTCTTCCGGGAGCCCTGGCAGGAATGGCAGTGGCGTTTCTGAAAGCGTATTTTTCGGGAGAAGAGCTGGAGAAAGCGTATGCAGATTTCCATACAGCATTTCACACAGCTGCGGAAGTAGCACGGGAGGAGGATTCTGATGAAGAAGAGACTGGCAAAGAAAATTGAGAAGATGCGCCGGAAGAAGATTCATGAGGCGCTGGAGATGGTGTTGGAGATCAATACCACACAGGTAAGAAGTCAGGAGCTTACTGGACGCAAGCCTACGGCATTCTTTACATTCTTCGGAAATATTCCTGATGTTGATATTACCGTATATCAGAATGGATGGCGGTATGGAGCTGGACTTAGCGGACGGTACAGTAGACATTCCCACTCCGACAGTGCTGGAGGTATGGATCGGCTGCTGAAAGAGCTTGCGAACAAGAAAAAGGAGTTACAGGATGCTGGAAAGATGTGACTGCTGCGGGGCATATCTGGAAGACGGCGGTTTGGCTTGTGAGGAGTGCCGGAAAGATATGAAGAACAGGATCAACCATAGAAACCATAAAAATCAGAGAAATGAAAATAGAGCAAATGAACCGGAGGTAGCTTATGAATTTGTATGAGATTGATGCCCGCATCATGGAAGCGTTTGAGGCGGCGGTCGATGAAGAGACGGGGGAGATTGTAAATGAGGAGGCTTATGCGGCGCTGGATGCGCTGCAGGAAGCCAGAGACGAGAAGATCGAGAATGTCCTGCTTTGGATTAAGGATCTGAAAAGTGATGCGGAGCAGCTGAAAAATGAAAAGAAGGTGCTGGAAACACGCCAGAGAGAAGCCGAGAGAAAGGCGGAATCGCTGCAGGAGTATGTTAAAAGAGTGTTGGATGGTCAGAAGTTTAAGACAAGCAGAGTGGCGGTGTCGTACCGTGCCAGCAAAGCGATTGAATACGCCGGGGATATCAATGCACTTCCGGAAGCGTTCATCCGGCGCAAGGATCCAGAGCTGAATAAGACAGCGCTGAAAGAGGCGCTGGACAATGGCGTTGAGATTCCTGGCGTATCGATTGTAACCCGTAGCAACATGATCATTAGATAGGTGGCAGAGATATGGGAGAGACAAAAAAGAATATTTTCCAGACGATAGCGGCCGTCATGGAAGATGTGGGAGTAGTCGGGAAAGATTCGTTAAATAAGCAGCAGAACTTCAAGTATCGCGGCATTGACGCAGTCATAAATGCGCTGAATCCGGCATTTATTAAGCATCACCTGTTCGTTGTCCCGGAGGTTATGGATCAGACGCGGGAGGAACGCAGGACTGCAAAGGGCGGGATGCTTTTATATTCGGTCTGCCGTATGAAATATACATTCTATGCCGAGGATGGCAGCCACATCGAGGCGGTGGTAGTTGGCGAAGGGATGGATAGCGGCGACAAAGCAACCAATAAAGCGATGTCGGCTGCATTCAAATATGCCTGCTTCCAGGTGTTCTGCATTCCAACCGAGGAAATGAAGGATCCGGATGCGGAGACGCCGCCAGCTTCCGAGAAAGCCCCAGAGCTGGCAACCGAAGCGATGAGGAATGTATTCCTGAAAGAGTGCGACAGAATCGGAAAGAGTCCGAAATGCATTTTGAAAGCAATCGGTGTAGATTCGTTGGAACACCTGACGGTGGAACGCTTCCAGAGCGCGATGAAGAGTTTTAAGAACACGCCGGATAAATCCAAAGGGAAAGTAGATCCAGCCACGGTGCCGCCGGAGGATGAAACGAGCGGTCTTCCGTTCAATTAGCCTATGGAGAGTAAGGGAACTTTAAAAGATGTGTCGATGGACTGGAAAACCGGTCGGATGCGGCTGACGTTTGAGCTGGAATCGGATGTATCGTCGTCGATTGACAAGATGAAGGACAAGCCCCTGCGGATCATTGCAAAGCAATGGCGGGAGAAGCGGAGCCTGGACGCGAATGCGTATTACTGGGTGCTTCTCTCGCGTTTGGCAGAGATGGCGGGCATATCCAAGCCGCGGGCGCACAATCTCATGCTTCGGAGGTACGGTCAGAATCTCATGATTGCCGGTCAGATGGCGTATTTGGTTGTGCCGGACACGACCGAAGCGGAAGAGACGGCGCTGGAGGCGGAAACCTTCCACATCCGTCCAACTTCGCAGGTTAAGCAGGGCAAGGATGGGAAAGCATACCGTACATATACGGTGCTTGCTGGATCCAGTACCTACGATACAAAGGAAATGAGCGAGTTGATAAATGGGCTGGTAGCGGAATGCAAGGAGCAGGGGATTGAAACTCTGCCGCCGGAGGAGTTGGCTCGGATGATGGCAGAGTATGAAGAAAACCACAGGAAGAAAGAAACTGTACAGCGTACTGACGGATGATTTAAAACATTGTATCATTACCGGCAGCCAGGAGGTGGCAATCCATCATGTATTTAATGGAGCCAACCGGAGCAGATCGGAGGCATATGGCTTTATCGTTCCGCTCCGCCCGGACTGGCATAACATGACGCCGTACAGCGTCCATATGAATCAAGAGTTCGACGAGAGCCTGAAACGTCAGGCACAGGAGTATTATGAGGCTCACATCGGCAGCAGACAGCAGTTTATTGCCGAGTTTGGCAAGAGTTATTTATAACGGTACAACAGCCGCAGGGCTTGTACATAGCAACCCGTAGACAGCATCCTGGCACGCCTTACCGTGTTATATATTACCAACCTTTACAGGATGCCATTGGTTTACCGGGAGGGAGACCGACCCTCCCGCTCCGGAAGGGGGAAGAGATTTGTCGGAAAAGAAATTGACAGAAATGGAAATCTTTACCAGTGCTTTATACAATGCGCTGGGTGTAGGACATAAGAACGCGCAGACCCGCAGGGAGCTGTGCAAGCGCCTCGGATGCAGCGATCGGATGCTCCGCAAGGGAATAGAGATTCTGCGGCTTGATTACGCGATTCTGAGCCGTGACGATGGCAAGGGCTATTACCTGCCGGAGACAACGGATGCGGGGCGGGCAGATGCCAAGCGCTGGTCTAAGCGGCAAGATCGCCGCGTGCAGGCAATCCGCGCAGCACAGGCGGGAGCACTTAAATTTGCGACGGGATGGAAAGAGCCGAAAGGCATATATGGACAAATTAGCATGTTCAGGGATGGAGGACAGCGGGATGGGGAAGGCACAGAGGGAAAAAGGAAAGCGCGGCGAGCGTGAACTTGCTGGCATCCTGCGGGACTATGGATATAATTGCCGCCGGGGTCAGCAGTATTGCGGGACTTCCGGCGATGCGGACGTGATTGGGCTGCCGGATGTACATATCGAAGTAAAACGAGTGGAAGACCTGAGACTTCGGAAAGCGCTGCAGCGGTCCTCAAGGGACGCCAGGGCGGGCGAGATTCCGGTGGTAATGCACCGGCGCAACCGTGAGCCGTGGCGGGTGTCCATGTACCTGCAGAACTTCCAACGGATGTATTCGGACGACATTTTCGACGAACTGAAAGCACGGATCCGCGGTGGAATCATTACTCTGCTGTTGGATACATGGATCTGCTATTACCGGGACTGGCAGGCGGGAAAGGAGATGGGCTTGGATGAGTGATAAGAAGTCTTTTGTCATGTATGAGAGCTGGGGCACTGCCATCGAAAAGATGAGCAACGAGCAGGCGGGCGAACTCATCAAGGCGATCTATGCCTACCAGAAAGACCCGGATGCCGCTCCGAAAGACCCTGCATTGGCGTTCGTGTTTGAACTTATCAAGCAGCAGCTGGACGCAGACAGTCAGCGCTACAAAGAAGCATGTGCCGCCAGATCGGAAGCAGGGAAGAAAGGCGGAAGACCAAAAGCAAATGCTTCTGATAAAAAGCAAATGGTTTCTGAGGAAAGCAAAAAAAGCAAATGCTTTTCTGAAAAAGCAAAAAAAGCTGATAATGAGTATGATAATGATTTAAAAGAAAACACCCTAGAGGGTGTAAAAGAAAAGCGCTTCGCGCCTCCCACACTCCAAGAAGTAAAAGATTACTGCCTGAAAATGGGATACACGCACGTGGATGCAGAGCGTTTTATTGACTACTACACCAGTAACGGCTGGATGGTCGGCAAGAATCGCATGAAGGACTGGAAAGCAGCGGTTAGAAATTGGGACAGGAGAGAAAAGAATCCGCAGAGGCAGGATGGGGCCGCCGAAGTCGCCAAGAAGAACCGCTTTCACAACCTGGAAGAACATGGCTACGACTACGATGCGATGGTGTGGGGCATGGTGGGCGCAGCGGCGCAGGGCGAGGCTGGAAGCGCTGTGGAACCCGGTACGGGATGAAAGGATGATGAACAATGCAATCAGTGATTCGCTATCCAGGCAGTAAGGCGCGCTTGGCGGACTGGATCATCGGTCACTTCCCGGCTCATCGCAGCTATTTAGAGCCATTTTTAGGTTCTGGAGCGGTTCTCTTCCGGAAAACGCGGAGCCCGATTGAAACGATCAACGATCTGGATGGAGATGTAATCAACCTGTTTGAATGCATCCGGAAAGATCCGGAACGTCTCGCATGGATGATTTACTACACCCCATATGCGCGTATGCTGTACGAAGAAGAGGGAAAATTCACGGAAGCCTATGACCGGGCTGTAAGACTGTGTATAAGAGCCAATCAAGGATATGGATTCCGAACGGTCGGATCTCCGCCTGGTTGGAAGCGGGATGTTTGTGGCAGAGAAAAAGCGTATACGGCGCGTGATTGGAGCCGACTTCCGGATGTGATCATACAAGCGGCGGAACGACTGCGGGGAGTGCAGATAGAGTGTATGGATGCGGTTAAGCTGATCGAGCAATATAATCACAAAAACGTGCTGATTTACTGCGATCCGCCGTACATCCTTGGCAGCAGGACAGGCAAGCAGTACAAGCATGAGATGAGCGATACGGACCACGAGAACCTTCTGAGGGCGCTTTTGCAACACCAGGGACCGGCGATAATAAGCGGATATGATAATGAGCTGTATTCGGATATGCTGCAGAACTGGCACAGGGAAGAAAAGATAGAATATTGCCGTGCAAACAAGCAGCGGACGGAATGCCTCTGGATGAATTTTGAGCTGGAGGGGCAGATGAGGATGTTTTAGGCAGGGGTGAGAAAGGAGTAACGAACGATGATGAGCATGGAGGAACGCCGGGTAGCCATCAAGAAGCAGCTTCGGGGCGGCAAGAGAAATACCCTTCGGGAGCTTTCGGAAGCGATTGGCGAGGAACGGGAGAGAACCAGAGCTGCGGTAAAGAAAATGTGTGCTCTGGGCGAACTGATTCAGGAGGGCGATGGTGTGCGCGGTCAGAAAGCGGTCTACCTGCTGACGCGTGTAGGCGAGGAGGAAAACGACGAGGAACTGGACAAGCCAGATGATCGCCGGATGGTAGACGGCATCTGGGCGGATGAGCTGGAAAAGACCAGAAACCGGGTGCAGGTCGGGGATTCGCTCAAAGTGATGCTGCTTGCCGATGCGCGTACCAAAGGCGAGGTGCGAACCGTGCGCCGGACGGTTCGGGTAATCAGTAAGCACCGGTATCTGGTGCGGACATCCGACGGAAGCAGCAGTACATACGCGGAATTGGCGATGTATTACCGCGGGAAGATTCTGGATCGGCGGTAGTAATGCCGGTGTAGGCGAAGGAGGGAACGGAGGACTGTATGAGAACACGTTATAAAACCTATGCGGATTATGGGATGCTGAAAAGCGATGAAGAGAAAACGCGGGAGCGCTGCCTGAAAGCATCTGCGGAGGAAAGGCTTATTATTCTCCAGTGTGCGATCTCTGCGGCTCCGGGACTGGAAATAGCGATATACGATTCGATTACCGGCGGCGCCGGATACCGGACGCTTCTGCGGATGGGACGGCAGATAGCGGCAGGCGAGGACGATTTCTACGCTTACCGCCGCAAAACGTTGGCAGAGATAAGCAGATATATGAGGCTGCTGGGAAGGTGGAAGGAATGAAGAAAGATGCGGAGGACAGCATTCCCAAAGCGGCAGTGCTGGAGCTGATAAAAGAGATGGGCGGCTGCGATGCGGGCGATGAATATGCCAGAGGATGGGACGCTGCCTGTGACGCGATATACAGAGAGGTGCAACAGATAAAATAAAAGACCCCGGAAGAATCCGGGGCGTAAGGAGATTAGGCCTGTGTCTGTAATTTTGCAATGAGAGCATCTTTCAAGACCTTGGAATAATTAATGCCATAGTTCTCGCAGGCGGTATTCAGCCACGCAGGGATGCTCAAGGTTTTCTTGACCGCCTTATCATCATATGCGCGGGCGTACTCGTTGAGGTTGACGCCTACCAGGTTGACGAAAGCAGCGGGATCATCCTTTTCGACAGACTCAAGCGGTGTAGGCGTTGGAAGCGCTTCACCGTCACGCAAGGAGGTAAACAGGTATTGTCCGCACGCATCCTGTGCCATAGAAAAAGCGTCAGCGAGGTTATCGCCGTATGTGGCAAGATCGTTAAGGTCTGGGAATATAACCGAAAAGCGACCGTCTGGTTCTGGATAAAATACAGCTGGATAGATATAGTTCATAAACAATCTCCTTTCAGATGATTTAAGGAGACAGGTCTCATTTGAGACCCGCCTGTTTAAGTATGGAGTTGGCAACTCGCAGCGGAAGATCGCCGCGATGGTTTGGGATTGTAACCCTTCCGGGTTTGATTGGATGCTTGTATTGGTAGTACGAACCACTTACATTAACCAGCGTCCAACCATCATCGAGAATTATTTTTTCGATTTCACGAAATCTCATTAAGCTGTTTCCTCCTTACAATGATATTATAGCACGTATTATACGTGTAGTCAATATAAAATACGTATAATACGTAAAAATAAAGCGGCATAACACAGGAAATTTAAGAGAATGATAGGAGGGAGATATCATGAATTGTTTGAGCGAATTGTCAGGAAATAGAAAATGCTGGAACTGCTGGTATGATGAATTTTGCGACTGGCATCCGGCGGGCGATGAGGGGGCGTGCGAGAATTGGAAGCCGGAGAAAGGCCAAACATCGGAAAAACGGATTGTAAGAAAAATGTAAGAAATAGGGGGCGGGTACTCCCTGTTTTTTTAATCGTCTATCTTTGCAGACATTATAATCAAATAAAAAATTCTGCGGGAAACGGCAATAAGGGTAAGAAAATGCTGATTGAAAACAAAAAATCGATTTATGGGCATTTTAGAGTGTTTAGAATGGGTCGGGGCTGATAGAAGCGGATTTTACAAAAGAAATTGAGTGTGCTATAAAATAAAAAGCCGCCTATTTGTTGGTAGGCGGCTGATGAGTATATAATTTGAGCATTTCCGTAAAAAGTTGGTATGTTTGAAAATTTAAGGTTATAGAGGATGTCATCTGTCCTGCTTGCTCTGCTAATTCTTCTAAGGATTCAGCTTCTGCCGGGGCAATTTCTTCGTAAGCTTTTGCAATAACATTTAAGTTAGTCAGCATTTGTGCAGGTATATCATGAGAAGTAAATGATATGTTACACTTTTTGTATTGTTCTACCAACCTAGAATAGTTTTTTAAGATGGATTGGAATAGATCGTAGAGAACCTTGTTTCTTGGCAATGATAAAGATTGACTGAACCCGTATTCTTCGGCTGCATTTTTATAATTGCTACAACCGAGAAGGTAGTCAGTAGATACTCCAAAAAACTTTGCAATTTTTATGAGGGTGTCAAAAGATGGTTGCTGCTCAGCACGCTCATATTTTCCGAGTGATGAATATGAGATATTAAGCTTTTCAGATAGTTGGCGTAATGTTAAATTATGTTCTTCACGCAAGCTTTTTAATCGTTGCATATAAACACCTCCTAAGACACATTATAGTATATTGTGTCCAAAAAGTAAACTTCCATATTGACATTTCCTTTTTAATACACTATAATGAGGATGTTCCCTTAAAGTACACAAAGGAGGTGAGAACATAAAAAGGGGATAATAGAAAATGGGTATTAAAAAGGTCTATGAAGATTTAAAAAAATAGAAGTTGCGCCCCGACCAAAGTTTGCAACTTCTATAAGCCACAAATCACAAAGGATTTGATAAATATGACTATATCATCTCCTTTGTGAAATTTCAAGAAAAAGGAGAATGAATTAAGATGAAAAATTTAACAGTAATTGAAAATGAATTAGTACCAGTATACGAAACAAGCATTGGGGAGAAAGTAGTGTACGGTTCAGAACTTCATGAAGTTTTAGGTGTTAAAAGTAATTACCGCGAATGGGTAAAACGAAGATTTTCTGATATTGATGCAATAGAAAATGAGGATTTTGACAGTGTCGAAATTTCGACAGTGGCTGGTGGAACACCTAAGAAAGACCATATCATCAAACTCGATACTGCTAAAGAGATGGCAATGCTTGAACGTAACGAGAAGGGAAAGCAGATCCGCAGATACTTTATTGAGGTAGAGAAAAAGTATAAAAAAGAACAATTTGAAGGACTCTCAACAGAATTACAGGCTATCATCATGCATGACAAGAAGATCCAGAAGATAGAGACACGCATGGATAAACTAGAATATGATATTCCCTTATATGGAGCGGAAGCAGATGAATTATGTAATCACGTAAAGAGAAAAGGCGTGGCAGTGATGGGCGGAAAGGAATCCAATGCATATAAGGATACGAAAATTCGTTCGGCGGTGTACACTGATATTTATAATCAGTTGAAACGTGAGTTTGGTTTATACGATGAAAAGGGACGGTTTAAATCATATAAAGCCCTGAAACGTCGGTACATTTATGAAGCACATGAATTAATTGATGTATATGAACTTCCGGTATTCTTGAAGGAACAGGTTAATGATTGCAATTCTCAGTTAAACCTTTCCAAGGAGGTGGCGTGATGAGTTATCATGATTTTTGTATACAGGTTGCGCCGTCGGTTGCGGAGCTGCAGAGGGAGTGCAGTAAAATGAATATAGAGGAATTTGGTGAATTTCGCAAAGAAGTAATACAGGAAGTAAAACCTTTGAAATTGAGTGAAAAATTCATGAATATAGTGTTGGATATGATATATAATAATCTGTTTAAAAAGGGCGAGGCACTTCGGGAGGTGCAGGAATGAACATACAGAAAGAATTGCAGATAAATATGCATCAGGCAGTAGTATGTTTTGATGGAACGGATGAAGTGGGGAATTTTTTGCAGGCTGCGGCGGATAGGTGCGGGTACCTGCCATTAATAATTTCTGAAGCCTATACATATGGAGTAATTCAAGGAAAACGAGAAGAACGTGCCAGAAGACGGGGCAAAAGGAAGTAATATTTCAATTATTAAGAAGCACTTGCCGAGCGGTAAGTGCTTCTTGCGTTGCTGGGGCGAATCTGAAAGAATTATGTGTGGCGAAGCGGCTGCCGAACTGCCGGGCGGATCGCCTGGGAGAAGATGCAGGAGGGCAGTTGAGGTTCGCGTAGAAAAATAGAGGGAGGTGGTATCTGGGGGAAGAATTTAGAGGTGAGCGGTTGAAGTGTGTCCGATACGTCAATAATTTCGGGATTCCGCCTAAACAGTGATTTATAATGTTTTTGTGAAGAAGCTTTTGATTTTTGAATTGTACTTTTATGTTGCAAAAAGGCATGCTCTGAAGTATGATAATAATGATCATTTTTGGGAGGTGAAGAAGTGTTGTTTTATAAAAAGAGGAGCAATGATATACGGTACAAAACTATTCCCTGTCAAAAGTTGACTGATAAAGAACTTGCGCAATGCAAAGAATTATTTGACAATCATTATGGTACTTGGGGAGAAGGAAGCAATAGAGAGGGCAAAAGAATAAAGTTCCCTAGTAGTCGCTACGAAGAATACAGAGAGTTAAATAATACCTATGTAGCACTGGCAATATTAGATGGAGTTATTATAGGCCAGGCATTTTACCTTAAGGACATATTTGGAAAAAATGATAATATATCCTGGGTTTTACAACTGGTTGTGCATAAAGATTATCGAAAGCAAGGAATTGCAAAAACATTGCTTCATTCGATTTGGGGATTTTCTGATGATTATGCCTGGGGATTAGCAACATCAAATGCATTGACGGTAAAAACATTGGAAAAGGCTACCTTTAGAAAAGTGGATCCGAAAGAGATGTTAAAACACAGCGCAAAAATAGTAATGATAAAGAGCAAGATACCTTTTGCTTCTAATGCAAAAATGTACCTGGACGATGAATCATCTATTTTAAATTCTGGATTTCCTGTTGATAGGAAGGTAGTTAGTCAAAATTTGAAATTATATAATGATAAGTGGAATTTAGGAGATTTGCCGATAGGTCATGAGTGGCTTGCATTTACATTTAAAGATCAAAAATATAATATTTCAAAGAAAGATTATGATGAAATCTTTAAAAATTCAGAGCGTATTGTGAATGATGCTTATAATCGTATGAATTTAACTGTTCAAGCGTGGAATAAACATCATGAAAATGAAGTGGATTTTATTATGAAATATTTTCAAGATTTCAAAATTGAAAGAGTATTTGATTTTGGATGTGGAAATGGAAGGCACGCCTTAGAATTTGCTCGTAGAGGTTACAAAGTAACAGGAATTGATTATTCTAAAAGAAATATAGAACAAATCTTAAGTGAAAAGGAGCTATATGATGCTACTTTTTTGAAAGATGATTGCCGTTACGCCCACCTTGAGGGAAAGGCCGATTTGGTGTTATGCTTATATGATGTAATAGGATCATTTGTTAATGAAAAAGATAATCGAAAAATTCTCAAGAACATTCGAAAGCATTTACGCACAAACGGGCGATTAGTATTAAGTGTTATGAATTTGGAATTAACACAGCATATTGCCCAGAATGTTGTTCCTGAAGTTAGAGATAACCCAAGAGCCTTAGTAAAGTTACCGCCAAGTAAAATTATGCAAACGAGTGGTAATGTTTTTGATCCGAGTCATTTTTTATTGGAGTCTGAAACAGGGGTTGTTTATAGAAAAGAACAATTTGAAAATGATGGTGATCTGTCTGCTGAGTATGTTATCAGAGATAAAAGATATACAAAAGAAGAGATTTGTTCTTTACTAATAAAAACAGGATTTGATATTTTAGAAGTAAGATATGTAAGAGCTGGAAGATGGGATACTCCGCTAGATGCTAGACATAAAAATGCAAAAGAAATTTTGGTATTTGCAAAGAAAAGACGATTCTTGGATTTTCATAATTGACCATTTTGGCGGAGAGGGAAGATTGATAGCTAGTTTTGTATAGAATAAATGTATATGGTCAAAAAAGGGATTTTCGCATTGATGTGCGGTGATCCCTTTTTTTATCCCCTAAAATCCAAACGTGCAGAGAACCCCTCCCACCTCACCATGATAAAATAATGGCAGAATGCCAGAAATAAGGGAAGTGATAGACATGAATCTGAATGCAGCGATGCGGAAGCTCCAGAGGGCTATTCTCGTCCGGACTGGTTTAGTGGTGAAGATTGGGACAAGTCAGTTTCACAGCAAGGACCAGAACCGTATGATTACGATGTATTCACTGACAACACCAGTGCTGCAGGAGAACCGGAGGGGACAATGGAGGATGAAGGACTATGAGATTATCCGGACGGCATCGCAGATTGATATTGTCATGACGCTTCGGGAAATCTGGACGCAGTTAGAGGGTTGGGCTTGAGCTGGAGAAGGGAATGTACGATGGAAGAGGGTGGATAGATGAAGCTGACGCCGAAGCAGAAAGCTTTTGCGGATAATTACATAGAGAATGGAGGGAATGCTTCTGCAGCGGCGCGGGACGCAGGGTATAGGGAACGGGCGGCGGGGTCGATGGGAGCGGAGAACCTGAAAAAGCCGCAGATAGCCGCCTATATAGCCGAGCGACAGGAGAAAATAGATTCCGACCGCATCTGTACGCTGAAAGAGATCCAGGAGCTTCGGAGTAGAGTGGTGCGTGGAGAGGAGAAGGATCAGTTCGGTCTGGATCTCTCCGTAGCGGATCGGTTAAAGGCTGCGAACGATTTGGAAAAGGCGTTATCCATCAAGGAGCAGCAGGAAGCGCTTCGCAAGGCAAAAGAGGAAGCCAGGACAGCGGGGGAATACCACATTGATTTGGATGTGATTGCGGATGTATTCCATCCGTTGATTCGCGATGTGAGACGTGGAAAGCATACAGAATATATTCTTCCCGGTGGGCGTGGTTCGACCAAGTCCTCGGGAATTTCGTGTATAATTCCGGAGCTGATAAAGAATCATCCAAGTATGCACGCGCTGATTCTCCGCAAGGTGGGGAATACGATAAAAGATTCTGTGTTCGCTCAAATGAAATGGGCGATCGCGAAGCTGGGATTGGAAGAGGAGTTTCGGTTTAAGACATCCCCGTTTGAAATCACGTATATGCCAACCGGCCAGAAGATATATTTCCGCGGGGCGGATGATCCGCTGAAAATTAAATCGATTAAGCCGGAGTTCGGATATATCGGTATTCTCTGGCTGGAGGAGCTGGATCAGTTTGCGGGACCGGAAGAGGTCAGAAGTATTCAGCAGTCCGCCATCCGAGGCGGTGATGAGGCATACCGCTTTAAATCCTTTAACCCGCCGCGCAGTAAAATAAACTGGGCGAATCAGTATGTGGAGGAGGCGGAGTTTAAGGATCCGGAGGCGTTGGTCTGCCGGAGCACTTACAAAGATGTCCCGGCGGAATGGCTGGGCGAACAGTTTGTGAACGACGCCGAGCATCTGAAAGAAGTTAATCCGGATGCATATGAGAATGAGTATATGGGTCATGCGAACGGAAATGGAGGCAACGTGTTCGAATTTGTAGAGGTGCGGGCAATCGCAGATGAAGAAATCAGTCATATGGATCGGCTCTACTGCGGTGTAGACTTCGGATGGTACCCGGATTCGTTTTGCTATCTGCGAACGTACTACGATGCCGCCAGGGAAACAATCTACCTTTTGGACGAACTCTATGTGACGAAGTGGAGCAATGCCAAAACGGCGGGATGGATCAAGAAAAAAGGGTACGATGACTACGTTATGATATGTGATTCTGCCGAGCCGAAGTCAATCAATGATTTCCGGGACGCGGGTCTTCCTGCCCGCGGGGCGGAGAAGGGGCCTGGCAGTGTTGAATACGGATTTAAGTTTTTACAGACAAAGAAAATTGTCATTGACCCGAACCGGACACCGAACGCACATAGAGAGATTATCCGCTATGAGTATGACCGGGATAAGGAAGGAAATATAATAAGCGGCTATCCGGACAGGGACGATCATGCGATTTCAGCGCTGCGTTACGCATATGAACCTCTGTTCAACCGGAGAGGAAACAGTGCATAGTTGTATGGGTGAAAATAGATGGGATTAATAGAGACAATAAAAAGGTGGATAGGGATGATTTTCAAGAAACAGGCAGAGGATGAGTTTAAGATTAAGTCCGTAGTATCTCCGGAGATGGATCGAGAGCTGAAATGCTGCGCGGGTATTTATGCTGGAAAACCTCCGTGGCTTAGTAAAGATAACAGAATCCGGACTGTGAACTTTGCTAAGTCAATTTGTTCAGAGACTGCCAGATTGACAACCTTGGCAATCGGGATCCAGATTGAGGGTAGCGCGCGGGCGAATTGGCTGCAAGAGCAGATTGATAAGGTGTATTTCCAGGTTCGTCACTGGGTTGAATTTGGCTGTGCCTACGGAACCTTGTTTGTAAAGCCGAACGGGGAAGGACTGGACATATTTACACCAGAGGATGTTATTCTGGTAGATTATGATAACCAGGGCATTAAGGGGATGGTTTTCCGGGATACATACACGAAGGGAGATAAGTTTTACACACGGCTCGAATATCATCGTTTTGCAGAAATGCAGCAGGGTGGAGAAAAGGTATATCCATATTATATCAGCAATCGAGCATACGTTTCTCAATCGGCAGATGACATCGGAAAAAGGATTGCACTGGAAAAAACAAAGTGGGCGGATATGATGGAGGATACACCCCCAATATTGAAAGCGAACGGGGAGCGGCTGGATGGCCCGATGTTTGGCGTGTTCCGTACACCGCAGGCAAACAATATTGATTTGTCTTCTCCAATGGGATTGCCAATGTATGCGGAAGCAATCGAGGAGCTACGGGATCTGGATGTAGCGTACAGCCGGAATGCTGGGGAGATATTTGACAGTGAAAAGATTGTGCTGGCAGATGACCGCCTCATGATGATGGATGGGACAAACATCAAGAACAGAACGGCTCGGAACCTGGAAGAACAAAGGGAGAAGATGAAGTTGCCTCATTACGTAAGAAATGTGTTCGGTTCAGATTCGAAGGATTTCTACCAGGAAATAAATCCGCAGCTTAATACAGAGACGCGTCTTTCTGGCATTAATGCGCTGTTGTCCCAGATAGGTTATAAAGCTGGGTATAGCAACGGATATTTCGTGTTCAATGAAAAAACTGGAATGGTAACGGCAACACAGGTTGAGGCGGATGACCGGAAGACGATCCAGCTGATAAAAGATATGCGGGATAAGCTTCAGGATTGTTTGAACGGTGCAATTTATGCATTGAGTGTGTATGCGGATCTGAACGCTTTAGCACCGACTGGATTGTATGAAGTGACGTATGACTTCGGAGACATAACCTACAATCGTGAAGAGGACCGGGCGCGCTGGTGGCAGTATGTTATGCAAGGAAAAGTGCCGGCATGGGTCTACTTCCAGAAATTTGAAGGAATGTCCGAAGAGGATGCGAAAGCAATGGTAGAGGAAGCACAGCCAAAAGAACCAACGCTGTTTGGGGAAGAGTAAAAGGATGCAATAGAGGAAGTGAGGGCGGCAATGCTTAGACCGGCATATTTGGCGGCGATTGCGGAAGGAAGCGAGCAGATCGCTTCGGAGCTGCATGATTATATTGTACAAGCCATTGTGGGGCGGATGATGGAGCGCATCGGCAGAGGAGAAAAATATCTGCTGACTTCGGCGGACCGCTGGCGGATCCAGATCTTGCAGGATGCTGGGGAGTTGCTGGAGAATATAACGGCGGAGCTTTCTCTGTACACAGGGAAGCAAATACAAGAGATTCGTTCGGCAATGGAAGAAGCGGGAGTGAAAGCGCTGGAAGCGGATGATTTGATATACAGTGCTGCCGGTCTGTCTACGGTACCACTGTGGGAGTCTCCAGCGTTGGTTCGGCTGATGGAGCGGAATATGAACGCATCGTTGGGTGAATGGAGAAACTACACCCGCACGACGGCAGAAGAAGCACAACGGCTCTATATAACAGAATGTGATAAAGCATATAACCATGTTATGAGCGGTGCAGTTGCGTATACTCAGGCAGTGAAAGAAGCGGTTGAAACGATATCTTCTGCGGGAGTGGCAGTGAAATATCCAAGCGGGCATACGGATACGCTGGAAACTGCGACAGCGCGGGCAGTTCGCACCGGGATCGCGCAGGCAACAGGAGATATATCGCTGAAACGCATGGAAGAAATGAATTGGGATATCATTCTGGTATCTGCGCATATTGGAGCCAGAACCGGAGATGGAGGGCAGAATCCTGGAAATCATTTATGGTGGCAGGGGCAGTTTTATAGCAGGAGTGGAACAGACAAACGCTTTCCTCCGTTTTCGCAAACGGGGTACGGAACAGGAGAAGGGCTGTGCGGTTGGAACTGCCGTCATAGCTTTGGCTGCGGCGACGGTGTCCATAATCCATATAAAGACATTCAAACCGAAGATAATGTCCGGATGGAGAAGCTGGAGAAGCGCCAGAGGGAGCTGGAACGCCGTGTTCGGAAGACCAAACGTGCGGTGATGGGGATGCAGACGGCAGTTGAGCAGTGTCAGGACGAGGCTGCAAAGTTCGCCCTGCAGCAGGAACTGGATCGGAAGTCGTATCTTCTGCAAAGGCAGAACCAGGCATATCAGGATTTTTGCAAGTACAATAGCCTACGTCCTCTTTCGGAACGCTTGAAGATAGCCAGATGGAGCAGGGAACAGGCGGCAAAAGCCAGAGGAGCGGCAAGACGGTATCAGAATGCGAAAAGAATATGATGACAGAAATCAATAAAAAGTAATTGTAGAGATGTGAAACGTGGGGGGAATGGATTGGGGAAAAACATGATAAAATGGCAGTATGTTGGAGGGGAGAAGAATGATAAAGAATGGATGGGTATGCTGCAGAATATGCGGCAACAAGACCCGGACAAAAATTCGGCCAGATACGGAAGCGGTAAATCTTCCAGTATTTTGCCCGGTATGTAAAAACCAGAGCATTGTAGATATTGTAAAAGGGAATGTTGTTTATATGCAGAGCCAGACGCATGACGCAGAGCCGAACGAGTAAGAAATTCTTACAAGTTTAGACTCTGCGTTTTCTATATGTTGGGTAGACTCCTTTCATGTTTGTGTGCGCCCTTAAAAGAAATCCCCAGCTAGGGGAGAGGTTGAAAAGCGGATGCAATTTCCGGCGCACACTTGCAACGCAAGTTGCACATACGTTATCATTTGTACCCCCTGTTGTGCCAAGCATAGCACATGAAAGAAAATGCTAACCGGCCTGTGCCGGTTTAGGACCGTTAGCTCAGTGGGTTAGAGCACCCGGCTCATAACCGGATGGCCCGGGGTTCAAGTCCCTGACGGTCCAGTACCATATGTTTCAGCGTTAAGGAGGATGAGAATGGAGAATTATGAGCAGATCCTTAAGGACTTGGGAGTCGAGATTCCTGAGGACAAAAAAGCCGATCTGAAAAAGAAGATGGAAGAAAATTACAGCACCAAGGAAGATTATGACAAGGCGGTAGAAAAAAGAGATGAGTATAAAACGTCTCTTGAGCAGGTACAGGAAAAGCTGGATGGTTTTAAGGATGTCGATGTGGACGATTTGAAAGGACAGATTCAGACCCTTACCTCAGAGCTGGCGGATGAGAAGAAAGCCAGAGCAGAAGACGCCTGCAAAGTGGAAGTGGAAAAGACAGTCAATGCGTTTCTTTCTTCTACGGATGAAAAGGGCGAGAGACAGTATCATTTCCTGAATGATATCACTGAAAATCATTTCAGGGATGCACTGATGGCGGAGCTGGATAAGGATTCGGCGAAGGGAAAGTCCATCGGCGATATTTTCAAGGGTATGGTAACGGATGCCGATGGAAAGCAGAAGCCAGGAATCTTTGTAGATAAGGCGCAGGCAAACAGCGCCAGATTTACGGCTCCGGCCGGCAAAAGCAAACCGGAGGGCGGACATAAATACACGATGGCAGAGGTCATGCGGATGAAAAATGAGAATCCAGACCTTGATATCGATTCTTTTATGAACGCCTGATAGTACGTAAACCAAACAAAACCAAGATGAAGGTAGAAAGGATAAACAATGGCATTATTTGATTTAAAAAATTTCAATGGCGAAGTGTTTGGGCGGTATGTAGATACGGTTCCGAACCTCAACAGAAACCAGCTGCTGAAATCCGGTGCAGTTATTGAGAAAAGCCAGTATGCGGCAATGCTCCCGGATCAGACAGGAGGAAACTATATTACCGTACCGATTAAGGCACGCATCGGTGGTACAGCGGATAACTACGATGGTTCGACGGATATCAAGTCGGATTCCCGTGATACGTACACGCAGGGGCGTATCGTAGTGGGTCGTGCTCACGGATGGACCGAGAAAGATTTTTCATCGGATATTACCGGAGAAGATTTCCTTCCAGCAGCGGGAGAGGTTGCGGAATACTGGGATGACGTGGATCAGGCTACATTGTTAGCAACGCTGAAAGGTGTGTTTGGTATGACTGGAACCGAGAATGTGAAGTTTGTTACCGCTCATACCTATGACGTATCGGAGAATGCAACGGAGTGCGGATTTAAGGAGATCACTCTGAATAATGCAATTCAGAAGGCACTGGGAGACAATAAAGCGAAATTCAGTTTGGCAATTATGCATTCCAAAATCGCGACGGATCTGGAGAACTTAAAGCTTCTGGCGTATATGAAGTATACCGACAAAGATGGCGTTGAAAGAGATCTTACGATGGCTACACTGAACGGAAGAACCGTACTGGTTGATGATAATATGCCGACAGAGGCAGTCAAAGCGAAGTATGTTAAGGCAGTACAGACGGATCCAGGCGCACTGAAAGTAACCACAGACGGAACAGGAACGGGTGAAATCAAGAAAGCAACGGTTTCGACTGATATTCCGGATGTTGCAGAGGGGGATTATGTAAAGCTCCTCCCGGCGGGAACAGTATATACAACGTATGTTCTGGGTGCAGGCGCGATTGAATATACAAACTGCGGTGTAAAGTATCCGTATGAGATGGATCGTAATCCAAAAACAAATGGTGGAGAGGATACATTGTATGCCCGCCAGAGAAAGATTTTTTCTCCGTATGGAATCAGTTTTAAACGTCCTTCGTTTGTTTCCCCAACGGATGAACAGCTGTCAACCGGTTCAAACTGGGAGCTGGCTAATAATAATGCAAGTGCTGGAGCAAAGTATTTTCCGGCAAAAGCGATTCCGATCGCACGGATTAAAACCAGAGGATAAGGAGGTTTCGGCATGGCATATGCAGATTATGAATTTTATGAAAAAAATTATTTCGGCAATGTCGTGCCGGAAACGGATTTTGCTAGGTTTTCGGAACGGGCATCAGATTGGTTGGATATGGTGACCTATGATTGCCTTGCTACCGGATTGCCGAGCGACGAGAGAGCCCAGAAACGCATTAAGAAAGTGATTTGTGTTCTTTCAGAGACACTGTATCAAATAGAGCTGGCAGAGAAACAGGCTATGCGTGTAATCGCTTTGGAAAGTTCGGCACAGGAAAGCGGCGCAAATAGTGAAGAGGGTGTAGTAACATCTCGTTCCTCTGGAACAGAATCAATTTCATATGCAACTCCCCAGCAGCTTGGAAGTGCTGCAAAGGAATGGAATGCTCTTTATGCGGTGGCAGGAGATCCCCAAAAAACGAATGATTTGCTTCTCAAGACAGCCCTTCCATTGCTGATGGGGATAAGAACAGATGATGGGATGCCGATTCTGTATGCGGGAGTATGACACAGCGAAGAAATTGGCAGTAACAGGTATGAACCATATGAAAGAGTGATTTTATGGGCGGTCGCGGAGCGGCAAGCGGCATAGGTAAAAACCCTTACGGGAGCCAATACCATACGCTGTACAAGTACGAAAACATAAGGTTTGTTTCTAATAGTGTAAAAAACTATGAACCTCTTATGGAAAGCAAAACGGACGGAAGAGTATATGTGCAAATTGGCGGAAAAGATATAGTTCGGATTGTGTTTATTGGAGAGGGACATAAAAGGAACAAAGTCATAGAGCAGGATAAACGGTCGAAAGGATGGCATGTCCATCATGGATTTTTGCACACGGAAAATTCTGAAAAGGAGCATGAAGCATTATCGAACCGTGATAAGCAGTATCTTGAAAAAGTGAAGATGATATGGCATAATCATATCAAGCAAACATAGTTTAAGTCGGGGAGAATACTCAGAAATGAGAGGTCTGCGTTCAAATCGTCGGTGTTTGCATAATCGAGAGATACCATATCAGAAATGATTTGGTGTCTTTTTTTGTTACTGGAAAGGAGAAAACATGTGAGGTAGAGGCGGAAGCAGCGGAATGGGAGCAAAAGAAACTGTATTTTCGTATAAGA